ATTCTTGGTGATAACTAGTAATACCACTAAATCCACGAATACATCCAGTAAAACTATTTGTTGTTAATCCTGTATACGTAATAACTTCACTATCAATTTTTAATAATCCATATTGATCAGGAAATCCTTTAGTACTGGATACATTTATAGTTGTAGATGTTGTATTAATACCTACAGAAAGAGTTGTAAATCCAACAATAACTTCTGGAATTAAATTGTTTACATCCAAGTATTGATCAAGGTTTTCGGCAATATCAACTGGTCCACCTTGATATTCTTGAGAAATATAGTATTGTTTTAGAAAATCTACCGCAGTAGGACTTTCTTCCAAAATATAATTTGGAAGTTGATTAGATACTATATCCTGTATTTTAACTCTATTATCAAATCCTGTTTGTATCATACTACTCTCGTATCATTTGTCCGTTAGAATAACTTGATGTATAGAAATCTCTAGTAAATTGTACTCCAGAAATCTCATCTCCAGATGCAATTACATCTCTTACCATATTTATTGAACTTTCAGAAACGTCAAATGAGAGATATAGATCCTTTAATCCAATGACATCATTGGATTCTGGTATCGCTTGAATTTCAATAACATTGTTTGGTTTGTCAGTAGAAGTTATATTAACAGTAGTCAATATAATCTCACCTTTAATATAATCAACTATACCTGCAGAGGAATTTACAACTCTTGCTTCATTTTCTGATATTATCTTAACAATAGATAAAGTTCCTGTTTTCATATCTGAATTTGGAACATCTGTTAGATATACAGTAGAAGATTCACCTGAAACATTAAATCCAGTAGATTTTATGTTTTTTCCAGATGCATTTATATGGAATTGATTACCAAAACATAATTCATATTGTGCAAATTGATTCACAGCAACTTGCAAATCTCTTCTAATTCTTATTTTGGTTATATTTGAGGTAATTGCTTTATCCGTATCATCAATTGTTTGTTGAATTTTACTATATTTGAATCTACCACCAAATTTATTCAAATTAACTGATTTTGAGTAATCTGTTAATGAATTAATAACATTAGTTCTCAATGAATCTGGTGTTGAAACAAATGAATCATTATAATAAACACTCGAATCTATCTCAACATATAATATTTTAAGATCAACTAATTTTTGGTTAATTCCAGAAACACTATATTGCTTTAATTGTGAAAGAATACGAGATTTTGAAAAATCAGAAACATAACTACCATTTTTTGGTTTGATACTGATCCTAACTGTTCCAAATTCTGGTGGTTCCAATTCTTCACCACCAACAATAGAAACAGATTCCGTATTTGGGTATATTTTTTTAATTATTGCCTCGTAATCCCTTGCTGTGACTGCTCTATTTTGTGCAGAGTATATTAGGGGTGAATAGTACTTAACAGAGTCTACAGGTTCAATATCAGATCCATTATTTGCCTTTTCGGTTGTTGATACAGTTATGGAATCGGATGGTATAATACTTGCACCGTTTTGATTACTTAAAGTTCCCGAAAATGAGAAAGTATTGCCATTACCAGCATCATTACCATCTTCACCATCAGTAATCATATAATGAACAGTAATTATACTACCATCATCATCTGATTCTGTACCTAATTTCTTACCAAAAACACCATCTCCAAACTTAAGTTCATATTTTTCGTCTTGAATCTCTCTAATAAAGTAAATTCTGGATGTAGAATTGATATTTGTGATATCAGATGCCAAAGAATACTTTAATCCTAGTCCACTATCACCAGATTTTTTAACATAAACGACTATTTTTGATGTATCAATGTGTGAATTGTCTAAAATAAACCTTTGGTCGAGTGATCCATCATATTCGAACGTTTTTGTAAGGAATGTTCCTTGATATATTTTAATATTTTCAAATTTTGCAACATTATTAACTACATTTGAACTTATTTTTTCAACAATTGAGAAGGTATATGAGGTATCATTTAAATTTCCAGTACAAATTAATCCTGGTTCGAGTGATGTTATAGTAATTCCATCTTGAACAGGTACATCAAAGGATACTTCTGCTTCTGCAGCAGTTCTAGAACGTGGTGTATACCCTATATTACCTGCTAGAGACACTACATTTTGTCTTACAGTTGCTGAATCCAAGAAAGATTCATTAACTACCATATTGGAGTTAAAGGCAGTTATATAAGTGTTATATGCTAGAGTATCGATTAAGACAGAAAAGTTTGATCCTTCAAAGTCAAAGTCCGTAAAATTAGAATTTGCCCGAAGATAGTCTTTAATAGACGTTTTTATTTGGTCGTAATCGAGGTTTGTAAATTTAGTAAAAGGCATATTATCTGGTCGCTTCTAGTATGAATGAGTATTCTTGAGTTGGAAACTCTTGACCGATAATATCAAACATAACATTTATTTCAAATTCATTATCATCGGGTCTAGGAAGTACCTCTAATCTTATATTATCCACCCTTGGTTCAAAATTACTTATTGAAGTCTTAATTTGGTCTTCAATAATTGAGGCAGTACCAAAATCCACAAAATCAAATAGACTTTTATAAACATCAGACCCGAAAGAAGAATCAAAAAATTTTTCAGTGGGAATGGTCTCTACAATATTTCTAACTGATCTGCGAATAGCACTCTCATTTTTCAAGATTGGTAGATCTTTTGTCACAGGATGAGGCACAAAAGACAAACTAATGTCCTTAAATGCTCTTGATATCCTAGAAATGGCCATTAAAATACAGTTTTTCTTTATTTATACCTAAAATCTTAATAAAATTACTCATTAAGATTAATTTTCTCCTTTTTATTGTATTCGGGAGCCTCATCATTCATAACTTCTTGAATAATTCTCCCTTCTCCATCATATTTTGAGTCTAATTCCTTCGAATTTTCCATTTTTTCACGTAAAAAAATTATTTAGCGTAAAAAAGTGCCTCTTTCGAGACACTTCGGTTATTTTCCTTGTCCTCTGTACCTTTTTCGAGACGAGTTACGGGACGTTGCAGAGTATTTTGAGTGTTTTCCTCTTCCTTGACGAGATTTTTTCGGTTTTGACTCAATAGTATCATCACCAGATAAACCTGTTTTTGCTTTAGCCATTATCCTCCAAGTAAATTTCAGTTTTTAGTTCATTTTCAGTGGGATGTCCAGTCTGGTAGAATTCAATCGCATAATCTTGCATACGGTTGAAGTATTCTCCTTCTGTGAGATCGGAAAATACTTCCTTACCATTGCGTATTATTCGATATAACTCTCTAGATGACTCTGGTTTTTTCATGCCCTACTCTAACTCTTGGATCACACCAGATTTCCATACCTGCTTCCTTCGCATCAAGACAGAAAGAAACGTCCTCTCCGCACATATCTTGTACTTCACCAGATTCAAAGACTTGCATCTTTGGTGCGAACCATGGGTAAGGCATTCCTTCATGCTCAAATACACCATGCTTGATTAATAACCAACCGAAACCTGTATAATCAACTGTGAATGGTTTTTTGCGTTTGGATATACTTTCGATAGTTTCGTGGTTCATAACTCCACCGTTGCTTCGAAAATCATCCTCTTCCAACCAATGTGCTACAGAGGTAGTCTTACCATCTTCGGTACAATACCATCCTGCTCCTATTTCCTTATCCATAAGAACAAGTTGATAGAACTTCTCTGTATTGAATACTATATCACTATCAATCCATAATTGATAATCATACTTAAGCTTGCCATCCCATGGTAACTGGTCTGGTCCTCTTAAGACATTTGCTCCAAGACACTTGCATCTTGCAAAGTTTACCATGGAGGAATAGTCTTGAGATATTTGGATACTTGCACCAGACTGTACCAAATCAAAACATAGTTGAACGAAACTCTTCAAGAACTGGTAAGAAACTCCTCTTCCAGGTAAACAGAATACAACTGCCTTACCTTTAATTATTTCTTTTGCCTTCTCATAATCCCATTCAGGTTCTTTCGAAGAGGCTTTAGGTGCATTAGCTTTAACTGTAAATCCTTTTGCCATAACGTTGTGTAATTACTTCAATATCATACAGTATATATTGCTAATTGTCAATACGATGCCTCTGCCAATTCCTTTGTTTCTATCTGGTTTTCCGTAATCTCTGAATATGTTAAGTCTTCTTTAAAATATGATTTGTATATCCTTCCCCAAATTATCTTAAACTCCGCTTCATTAAGGTCTTTGAATAAACACTCTTCCTTTAAGTAGATGTGATATGTTTTATTCATGTTCAGTAATAATGATCTCATTACTATCTATATTCCATTTAAGTACCAAATCTTCGTACCAACCGAATTCGTTTATTATCTCTTCAGGTATTGTTATATGATACTTATCTGTTACTGGATCAATCTCTATGGTGCTAAAAATATTCTCGAAATTTTTTTTCATGTAAGCGAACCCTGTGGTCGTTTTTATATAGGGAAAAATATTTTTATATGAAATTGAGATATACCTAGCTTTCGTAACACTTTATAGCTTATCGGTACCTATCGATTATAAACAACGACCCCCGCTAAACGGGGGCAACTGTCATATTCACGCACGGATGAGTTGTTTATACTTTAACCTCCGCTTTAACATTGATTTGTGTAAACAATTCAATTGCTTTTAATGCCTTTTGATATGTATTAAAAGACATATATCTGTATTTTAAATCATCAGGAAAGGAATACATGATTGTGGTGTTCATTGTTAATT